AGACAACTTGATTTCTTTTCCATTGTAGCCATATGCGGCGCGTATCTGCGCTTGTTTATCGTTCAGTGCATTTGCTACAAGATAGCCTTCTGGGATATATCCTTTTTCTGTGATTTCAAGTGTGTCGACAATCCCCAGCGACACTTTGACCGCATTCATAAGGTCAGAATATTTGATCGTCTTCGTTCCGCTGGACTTCTCAACAATCAGAACGTCGTCTGCTGTAATATCTGTCGTCTGTGCAATCTGGTTGATTGTTTTTTCTGGTAAACTCATTCTTTTTCCCATTCCTTTCTTACAATGTTGCAAATATTTTTCTTGCACATATTCTTTCGCCGTTGTCCGTCACAATCAGTTCGTCGTCGCTTGTTGCCATATTCTGAATCACTTCATTTGTTACCGCGATTTTTTCCATTACGTCTGCGCGTTCCTGCAATTCTTGAATATACAAAAGCAACTTTCCTGCTGTCTCGTCGTCCAGAATTCCTTTGATCGTTTCAACCCATGCTTCAAATTCAGACTGTTGCTGGCTTGTGTAATTCTGTAAATACTGTTTGAAGTTCTCCAGAAACGCGTCTGCTGCCGTTTTGTCGCCGTCAACGCTGTCTTTATAGTCCTGCAAGTATTCGCCTGCTGCCGTCTGTTTCTGGTCAATTCCTTCTTCAAAGTCCTCGACGTCGAATGCAATTCTTGTCTTCTGTTCTTCAAAATATTTATTAAACTGTGCATATATCTGTGAAAAATCAATCTGATCGACCGCCCCAGATACCCAGCCACATTTTGCGTTGTCCATTCTTGTATCTGTAATCATTGACTGTGTGATAACTGTTGTTCCTGCTGCAATGTATACTTCTGCGATTGTGATTTCAAATACAGTGTCGCTTCTTGTGTTTGCTGGCTTTGCTGGTGAAGCTGCATTCCCGCCTTTGTCTGCGTATGCTGTGATCGTTCTTGCCGATAGATCCAGCTTGATCTTGATAGCGTCATATCTATTCAGATTTCCGCTTGCGACTTCCAGATCAATGACCAGTGGTTCTGTG